TATTCAGTAAAGTGCTGTAAGGGTAATATAATTAATCAAGGAATCGGTAAAATATAAGTTATGAGTAAAAAAGCAATGGCTAAAATAGTCGAAATAAGCAAAACAAAATTAAAAGAAGATTTTGCAACACACAAAGTAGAATTGTCATTAATGGATGATATAGAAGAAGCCTTAAATAAAGGTTTTGGTATGGAAGAATTTGTTGAAGAACAATTAGATATAGCACAACAGGCTATGACTAAAGCAAGAGATATTAGAAGATTTGATATGGATGATGCTTACGCAGAAGCTGAAGGATTTATTGAAGAAGCTGAAAAAGCGTTACAAGATTTAGGATTAGATGACAGTCCTGAAATAAACAAATTTAAACAAAGGCTTGACGATTTAGAGACAATAATGGATAACTTACGACAAAGACAAGAAAGGATAGAGTAAAAATGCAAATATAAATTTTAACACGTTATAGTAATATGAAATCAACAGAAATCTTAAACAAAATCAAAACTTTC